CTTTTAATGAATGATTGGATGATTAAAGAGACTAGCTACTGTAGGTTAGCTAGTTGTAGTCAGTCAACTTACGATAAATTAAAACGTAAGTATTTAGATTAAATTAATATGCCTGGTAGAAATACCAGGTATTTTTTATAAATATATAATAATCTATTGTTTTTTATATGATTATAGATTATTGTATATAACATCCTGGCGATCCAGGTTCTATTTTTTTGTCATCCTGGCAAAATTAAAAAGTTAGTCACTTAAACATTATGGAATCTTATCCTTACGATTTAAATAGTATAGCTAGTCATACTAAGGATCTAGCAATACAGTTATCTAAATTACTAGGCATTACTGAATATGATGCCTATGAATTTTTAGTAGATAAACTTAGAGATAAAAATAGTTTTGAGGTAAAATTATGAAACTTGATTTATGGGAAGAAAATGACGTTTATGAATTATTAAAAGAAAAAATCATAACGTTAAAAAAACAAATAAAAGAAGAAGAAGAATTAATAGAAATTTATAAACGATATGATACTGGATCTATACAACAAAAATCTAGTAGAAAAAGAGCATATCATCAACACCTAGATAATAAAAATAACTATGAAAAAAAATATTTTAACTTACAAAAACTATTTAGTAAATTTACCAATAGAGATAAATGATTAAATGCCCTAGTTGTGAAAGTACATCTAACCAGGTAACTATTACACGTACTGGTAGAGGTGCTAACGAAATAAGAACCGATCTAAACTATACCTATAGACGTAGGAAGTGTTTAAGGTGCGGTTTTATGTTTTCTACACGTGAGATAAGCGAAGAAGAATATAAAAAGGATCTACATTATTATCACTTAAATGAATTAGTTAAGTTATCAGTAGAGGAAAATGAAAAATCTAAATAAAGAATTTGAAAAAGCTAGACTTGCAAAGATAAAAGAATTGCAAGGTAAGTTATCTGAACTAACTAGGTTATGGGAAGATGAAAGTAATAACGTAACTGTAAAAGAATATATTGTTCAATTTGATAAAACTAAAAAACAAATTAAAAGGTTACAAAATGGCAAAAACTAAAATACCTACATTGCAAGATGCAATGATGACGCACTATAAACGTTATAAAAACGGTCAGGAAAGTGCCGAACAGTACCTAAGACTTCTTAAACAATGTATAGCTATCTTAGGTAATAAAAAGATTAGTCAGATTACATCTAAGGATGTAACTAAACTAATAGATTATGGTAAAAACGTAGAAAAAAATATAAACGATACTATTAATATGCGAACAAGTTATTTAAAATCTACGCTAAAAACTATGGCAGAAGAGGGTTTTGCTGTAAGTGTTAGTTTTCCTAGAAATTTACCAAAAACAAAAAGAGTAATACCACATTTAAATGATGATGATGTTATACAACTATGGAATAAATGTAAGGATCTAGGTTTTGTAGAGCATTTAGATATATTTCAGGTACTTTTAGAACTAGGATGTAGATCAGGTGAACTGTTAGGTGTAAAAAAAAGAGATATAGATTTTAAACATAATCAGATATTGTTTGAAAAACGTAAATGCAATAATCCTATTGCTGTACCTATGACTGATAAGTGCATGAATATTATTAGTTTGTATGCTGAGTGGAAAGAAGATGATGAATATATATTTCCTTATAACTGGTTTTGGTTAGATAAAGCCTGGACTAAGGTTAGAACTGATCTTAATAGAGCTAGTGATAGCACTTACACAATACATATATTGCGTCATACTGCTATTAAAAGGATGATTATGAAAGGCATACCGATACCTATTGTAAGTAAATGGGTAGGTCATAATAAATTAGAACAAACTATGGCATATGCTCACTTTGCACCTGACGATTTACATAAATACGTAGAGGTGATGAACAAATGAAATTTACTGATAGTCAAAAAGATTTTATTCTTAGTTCCCTTACAACTGAAATAACTAATAAAGAAATATATATTAAGTATCTAACTGATAAAGCTGAAAAAGAAAATAATATTGAAATTAAAAATGGTTATAGAAAAATAGTTGAATATGCTGTACAAAAAATAGAAGAATTAGATGACATGATGAAAAAGATAAATGAACTATAAAAAACAAATAGAACTAGAAAATAGTATGGTTGATTTAGGTATAAGTCGATTAAATAAAATAAGGGAAACTAACAAAAAAAAAGGTAAGGAAAGTGAAAATGACTACAGTAGAGGCATAATTTTTTGTGGAATAGAAAAGGTAACAAAAAAATTAAAAACGTTTATACATTATGCAACGTCAGGTAAAGCTGGTCGTAAATCTAAAGTAGCTTATTTACTTAGTGAGTTTGATGACTTGTATGTAGTTAGTTTTATAGCTATGAAAGTTATTTTAGATGGTGCAACAAACTGGAATAATAGAACATTTAATGCAGTAGCTATGCAAATAGGTACTAGATTAGAAGATGAATTAAGGTTTTGTTTTTATGAAAAGTGTGATAAAAAATATTTTCATGCAATAAAACATCATTTAAAAGATACCAGGCATTTGCGTTATAGACGTAGAGTTTTGATGCACCATATGAATAAAGCAAATCATTTTTTTGATTCTTGGAAACAAGAAGATAAAGTACGCATTGGTGCAAAATTAATAGAGATTATAGAATCATCAATCAAACTTACAACTACTGTTGTCAAAAAAAATGGATCTACAAAAAACAGCAACAAGTATATAACCTTAACTGATAATGCTATTAAATGGATAAACAACCAAAAGTTAAATAAAAATATTGCTGTACCTTACTATCAACCTTGCATTATAAAACCTGTTAAATGGACTAATCCTTATGATGGTGGTTATCATACACCACGTTTATCAAAGTTAGATATTGTAAAAACAAAAGACAAAAACTATTTACATAAATTAGATGAAGCAAATCCAGTAGATTTTTATAATGCTGTAAATGCTTTGCAAGAGGTTGGATGGATTATAAATAAAGACATACTAGATATAGCAATGCAGTTGTTTAATAACGATAGTGATATTTTTAACTGTCAGCTATTGCCATTACCACCTAAACCAGAAGATATAGATACAAATAAAGTAGCAAGAGATAAGTGGAGATATGAAGCTGCAAAAGTGCATGATTACAATGCAAGCATAAAATCTAAACGACTACTTATATTATCAATAATTAATACTGCTGAAAAATATAAAGAATATACCTTCTATCATTGTTACCAGGCAGATTTTCGTGGCAGATTATATTGCGTTACACCACATTTGAATCCGCAAGGGCATGATCTAGCAAGATCTCTACATTTATTTGCTGATGCTGTACCACTAAGTTATACAGACTACAGCATGAAGTGGTTTCAAGTAGCAGGTTATAACTTATGGACTAATGAAGGTGCATCTTTTATGGAAAGAAGTGCATGGGTAAGAAATACTGGTAGTAGATATGCAAAACAAATAGCAGAAGATCCTGTAGGTAATGTAAGTCTATGGAGTAAAGCAAATAAACCATTTCAGTTTCTTGCCTGGTGTTTGGAATATAAAAAGTATATGGATGATAGTAATTATAAAACTGGTTTACCGATACATTTAGATGGTACTAATAATGCCTATCAACATATTGCTTGTCTTACAAAAGATGAAAAGTTAGCTACTGCTACTAACCTTACAAAAAATGATAGGCAAGATCTATACACTATGGTCTTAGAAAAATTAAGAATTAACCTACATCAAATGTCTATGTATAGGTACGAAGATACACGTAAATGCAAAGACTTATTAAAAGATAAGAACCTTGATAGAGATAGGATAAAAAAACCAATACTAATGATTCCTTACGGTGGTACGGATTTTGGAATAATAAACTACCTTGAAAAACAAAAATGGAATAACAATATAACTAATAATCATCTTAATTTTTTAGTTAAACAGATAAGGACTGCATTAAATCAAATATTTCCTAGCTGTAAATATGTAATGGATTATCTAAAAGAAAGTCAGGCTACTACATGGACTACACCATCTGGATTTATAGTAGAGCAAAATTATTACATAAAAGAATCTAAACAGGTTAGAACTAAATTTAATGAGTCTAGTTTATGGTTATGTTATACATATGACACAAGAAAATTAGATAAGAAAAAAATTAAGAACAGTATTACTGCAAACTTTGTACATAGTTATGATGCAGCAAATGTACATTTAGCTTTGTCTCATGTATATAAACAGCAAGGTTACAAGAGTCTTGTAACTATACATGATAGCTTTGCAGCTAACGTGCAAGAAATAGAACCTTTTATAAAACAAGTAAAGAAAAACTTAGCTTCAATATATACCTGGTCAAATAAATGCGAATTGTACAACAACTTAGTACCTATAGGAAACTTTGATATAAATCATATCATTGATGCACCATATGTATTTAGTTAAAGACATTACTAGACACTAAATATATTGACGGTAATATACTAGAACGTCTATAAGACGTTTTTCAAAATAAATTCAATGACATTCAATGGCAAGCAAATCACCAACTTTAATGTTGACAACTCCCTATGCAAACTTAACTTACGCATGGCTACATAAACCAGAACCTAAGTATGGTTACTATCAACTAACACTTGTATTTAAACCTGATGATGTATTTACACCTTCTGACTTAGGATTACCAGGAACAGAACCTATAAATTCTATAGAGTTTATGCTAGATAAATTAGAAGGATATAAAACAAAATGGAAAGAACAACTACAAAATGAAAACCCAAGTAAAAAATTTACTTGGTCTAGAGATAAAGAAGGTAATCCAAAAGAGTATTGGAAAACAACTGAGCAGGGTTTAGAGGTTTATTGCAAGATGCCTAGTGGCAAGCGAACGAATAAACAAGGTGCTGAGTTTGAATTACCACCACCAAAATTTGCTGAACAAGTAGGTGATACTGTTGTATTTTTAAACAAAGAAGAATCAGCTAAGTACGATAAACTATCACCAGAATCTAGAGGTCAAGCATATCTACGCATACAAGGTTTTGATCTTGATGAAGTAGGCATGAGAATACAACCTGTATCAGTAATTGTAAGAAGCTATGTACCTTATGATGGTGTAGCATCACCACAAGATATGGGTTTTTTACCTACAAAACAACCTGCACCACCAAGTAGTTTCGAAGATGAACCAGGTCAACCAATAAAACAACCAGCTAGTGCAAGTGATTGGTAACAAATACAAAAGCAAGTTTGAAAAAGAATTTGCAGCTAAATTAACAAAAAAGAAAATTGTATTTACCTATGAATCACTTAGCATTGACTATCAAGTGCCTTGCTGCTACAAGCCTGACTTTATCATCAACAATATTATTGTTGAAACGAAAGGATTTTTCTCAAAATCAGACCGCCGTAAACACCTTATTATTAAGACGTTACGACCCGAATTAGACATCAGATTTTGTTTTCAAAATAGTAAAAACAAATTGTCTAAAGCTAAAAACTCTATCTCGTATGCCGATTGGTGTACGAGACATGGGTTTCTATACTGCGATAAATTTATTCCTGATGATTGGTATGACAAGCAAGTATGTAAAAAAAACTGAGTGTCCGCAATGTAAATCAAAAGATAACTTAGCTTGGTTTGATGATGGTCATGCTCATTGTTTTTCTATTGACTGTGACTATAGATATTACCCAAATAAAAAAACTGAAAAAAAATTTACTCCAAGAATAGAACCGCAACCTGTATTCAAAAAAGAAGTGAAACTATTACCTGTTACATACACCGATTTACCTGCAAGAGGAATCACTAAAGAAACTTGCGAACTATTTAAGTATGGAGTAAGTGTGTTTAAAGGTCAACAATGTCAGGTAGCTACATATCAAAACAGTCAAGGTATAGATGTTGCTCAACATATTAGGTTTGCAAATAAAAAATTTGTATGGATAGGTGATATAAAACAAGTGCAGTTATTTGGACAAATAAATTGCAGAATACAAAATACAGGTGATATGTATTTGTCTATTTTTGAAGGCGAGATTGATTGTATGGCAGCAAGTCAAATTTTTAATCACCGTTTTCCCTGCGTGTCAGTTCCTTCTGGTGTACAGTCAGCAGCAAAATACCTGGCAAAAGAATATGATTTTATAAATAGATTTTGCAGGTCAGTTATTTGTTTTGATAATGATAAGGCTGGTGAACTAGGTAGCGAAAAAGCATTACAAGTATTGCCTAAAGGTAAAGCTGCAATAGCAAGATTACCTGATGATATAAATGACGTTAATGATTTGTTAGTTGCTAAACGTAGTGATGAACTCAAAGATATATTATGGAAAGCTCAACCATGTAGAACAGATCATATAATAAATGCTGCTGATGCTTGGGATTTATTTAGTAAAGAAACAAGTAAACCTATTTGTGATTATCCATATCCAGAACTAAATAAATTTACAGGTGGTTTGTTTCCAACGCAAATGGTATCTATAGCAGCAGGTAGCGGTGCAGGTAAATCTACATTGTGCGGAGAGTTTGCTAGTCACTTTCTAAAAAGTGGTCTAAAGGTAGGTTATATAGCGTTAGAAGAATCAGTACAAAGATCTCTTATGAGACTTGTATCTATAGATTTAAATACACCATTACATTTAAATCAACACGCTATAGATAAGACTGCTATAAAAGCTGCATTTGATAAGCTAACAGGTACAAGAAATTTATATTTATATAATCATTTTGGCAGTATAGAACCTGATATATTACTATCGCAGATAAGAAACCTAGCCACTACAGATGGTGTAGATGTGGTGATACTAGACCATATATCTATAGTTGTTTCTGGCATAGAAAATAATGACGAACGTAAATCACTAGATATATTATCTACTAAACTACGTAGTCTTATAGAAGAAACTAATATTTGTTTGCTTGTAGTAACACACTTACGCAGACCTGATGGTAAAGGACATGAAGAAGGTGCAGAAGTAAGTTTACGTGATTTTCGTGGATCTCATGGACTTGTACAAATGTCAGATCTTTGCATATCGTTAGTTAGAAATCAGTTGTCAAACTCTGCTGATGAAAGGTCACAATTACAAATGAAGATACTGAAGTCTAGACATACAGGCATGACAGGAGAAGTTGATAAACTTCTTTATGATGCTGAGACTTCCAGACTGAGAGCATACCCTAACTATTTTTAATTATGACCTTACTTATAGATGCAGACTATCTAATTTATTCTTCTTGTTGTGCTTGTGAGCATGACATAAGGTTTGATGTGCATAACCATAATTTAATTATGGATGAACGAGAAGCTATGAGCATGATAGATTTTAAACTTAAGCACTATCAAAATATATTAGATACAGAAGGTTATAAAGGTAGTAGTGATGTAGTTATGTGTTTTACGGATTATCCTACATTTAGACATGAAATATTTACAGAATACAAAATCAATAGAATATCTAAAAGAAAACCATTAGGTCTGGGTGCTGTTATAAAAGAGGTTAAAAATAATTATGAGTCAGTTAGTTACCCTAATTTAGAAGGTGATGACGTATTAGGTTTACTTAGTACAAACAATAAATATGATAATCCTGTAATAGTATCTGTTGATAAAGACATGAAAACAATACCTGGTTTGTTGTTAGCAGGTGACACGTTAGAACTAATAACAAGAACGCAAGCTGATAAAAACTTTATGGCAATGACAATAGCAGGTGACGCTACAGATGGTGTACCTGGTATAAAAGGTTTAGGTATGGTATCAGCAACAAAAATATTAGACTCTGCAAAAGATCTACCATCTATGTGGGATCTTGTTGTAAAGACTTATGATAAAAAAGGTAATGGTATATCTGATGCTATATTAAATGCCAGGTTAGTACGCATACTAAGAGAAGGAGATTATGACTACAATACAGGAGAAGTTAAATTATGGAATCCTACGTTTTAATTACCAAGAGTGTGATATTTTGCTGTTGCACGTTATATTAAAGTAAAGTAATTTAGTTTTTTTATGTCAGCAAGCGATTTACCATATTTAAATGATGAATTGCTAGATGCTTTAGATACTATCTACCCAAGCAGACCACCAGATTTAGGCTGGACTGATAGAGAAGTTTGGTACAAAGCTGGTCAAAGATCAGTTGTAGATTTTTTAAAGAAACATCAAGAAAGACAAAAAGAAACTATGTTAAGTTCAACTGTATTAGAGGGTCAAATCTAATGTGTATTTTCGGCAGCCCACCACCACCACCACCATTACCAGAACCAAGACCCACACCGCCTATGCCAGAAGAAACTGCGGATGCTCCTGTAACTGGTAGAAAACGTACGGTACAACAAACCCCTACAAAAACTGCAACTAAGAAAAAAACTGATGGAACGGAAATTGGTACAAGAACTACAGGTGCAGCAGTAACAAGAAGAAGATTAGGTACAAGTTCATTACGCATACCTTTATTACCTAGTGCAGGTCGTGATCTAAATTATTAAAATGGAAACACAACAAACAGCAGAAAGTTTATATAACACTCTGTCTATAGATAGATCTGCGTATGAACGTGATGGTGATGACTGTGCAAAATTAACAATACCTAGTTTATTTAATAATAATTCTGCAAAGAAACAAAAAATAAAAACACCAATGCAAGCGTTAGGTGCTGCTGGTACAAATAGTCTTGCAGCAAAAATGTTGATGGCATTGATACCGCCTAACACACCATTTTTTAAATTAATAATTGATGAATTAGAGCTACAAAAAAGTGGTCAAAGTGAAATAATGGCTGAGATAGATAAAGGTTTACGTGGTTTAGAAAATGCAGTCATGGCAGATATAGAAACTAGCAACGATAGAGTAGCAATGTTTGAAGCACTAAAGCATTTAATAGTTGTAGGTAACGTATTGCTATACATAACAGAAGATGGATTAAAAGTTTATTACTTAGATCGTTATGTTGTACAAAGGGATGAAGTAGGTAACGTACTAACTGTAGTAACAAAAGAATCTGTATCAACAAAAGCATTAGATCCAGAATTTTATGAGCAGATAAAACAAAAAGAAAACTATACAGAATCTATGGATGGTACTGAAATAGATATTTATACAAAATTAGAACGTCAAGGTGATAATCATGTATGGTTTCAAGAATGTAAAGGAGAAAAGATACCTGGTACAGATGGCATTTCACCTGTTGATGTATCACCATTTATAGTTTTACGTTGGACTCAAACAGATACAAATTATGGTACGTCATACGTTAATGAATACAAAGGTGATCTTATAACTTTAGAAGCACTAACACAAGCAATAGTAGAGGGTGCTGCTGCATCTGCACGTACAATATATTTTATAAATCCTAATGGTGTAACTTCACCAAAGGCAGTAAGTCAAGCACCTAATGGTGCAGTACGTGAAGGACTTGCTACTGATGTATCTACATTGCAAACTAATAAAGCTAATGACTTTGCTGTAGCTGAAAGAGTAAAGGCAACATTAGAGAAAAGATTAGAAGATGCTTTCCTTATGACTAAAAGCATACAAAGGGATGCAGAACGTGTAACCAGTACTGAGATACAAATAATGAGTAATGCCTTAGAAGCTACGTTAGGTGGTATATATTCTGTGTTAAGTTCTGAGTTTCAAATCAAATATTTACGTAGAAAATTACATCTACTCATAAGAGCAGGTAAAGCACCTAAACTTCCTGATAGATTAGTAAGACCAAAAATAGTAACAGGTATAAATGGTCTTGGAAGGGATGCAGATAAAGCAAAACTTATAGAGTTCATAGGCACGATAGCTCAAGCATTAGGTGTTGATGTTATGAGAAGGTACATGAACATTGACGAGGCGATTATAAGGTTAGCTAATAGTGTTGGTATAGAAACTTTAAATTTGATAAAATCAAAAGAAGAGATAGCTCAAGAGTTGCAAGCTGAACAGCAACAGCAGCTTATTAAAGATCTAGCTCCTTCTGCATTACAAGGTCATAAATTATTAGATCCTAAAAATCAAGCGGAAGCTCAACTATTACAAAATGAGGTAACACCAAATGCCAACTAAAAAAACAACAAAAAAACGTGACGAAAATGGTCGCTATACTAAAGAAGAAGTAGCAGTAGTAAGTAGTTTAGGTGTAAACGATACACCCGAACCAACTAAACCAGTTGAAAAAGTTACTGCTCATGGTAATACTATTACAAGTAACTAATTAATTATGAAAGCATCCTTACAGTCAAACGAAACACCTCCTATGTCACAAGAGGATTTAGAAAAATTTGCTGACGAAAACAAATCTGACAACGGTAAAATCTTAGGCAAGTTTGATAGTGTAGAAGCTCTTGCTGCAAGCTACAAAGAGTTAGAAGGTAAGTTAGGTGATGTTGCAAAGACAAAAGAAGAGCCTGTTGCAGAAGATGTTGTTGAATATCAAGAAGATGGATCTGTTAATTACGAATTAGCAAAACAACAATACGGTGAAAAATTAGGAGAACTATTTGAACAAAGTGATATAGATCCTTTTGCTATAAATAAGTATTACCAGGAAAACAACGGTACTATTTCAGAAGAACATTACAAAGAATTAGAATCTACTGGTCTTACAAGAAACGTAATAGATAGTTATTTAGCAGGTTTAAAACCACAAGAAGGTACAGAACAAGCTGCTGCTGATCCTAGCTTTCCTGAGTATGAAGATATTGTAGGTATTGCAGGTGGTGAAGATAAGTACATGGAAATGTTGCAATGGATGGATGGCAACATATCTAAAGAGGAACTACAAGAGTTTGATAAAATTGTAGATGCTGAAAAAAGAAACATTCCTAAAGTTACTCTTGCAGTACAAGAAATGTTTACCAGGTATAAAAATGCTATGGGTGTAGAACCTAGATTAATAAGTGGTAGAACATCTGCCTCACCTAATACAAAAGTATTTAGATCTAATGCAGAAGTTGTAGCTGCTATGAGAGATCCTAGATATAAAACAGATATAGCTTTTCAACATGAAGTACAAAGAAGATTAGCTGAAAGTAACGTTTTTGGTATCTCTGAATAATGGCTAAATCAGTAAGGCTACGCAAAGAACACAAGAGTAAAACTGGTGGTCTTACTAAAAAAGGTAGAGATAAAATAAATAGAGAAACAGGTAGCAACTTAAAAGCACCAGTAACAGGCAAAGTAAAACCTGGTAGTAAGGCTGCTAAAAGACGTAAATCTTTTTGTGCCAGAATGAAAGGTGTGAAAGGTGCTACCAGTAAAGGCGGTAAGCTAACAAGAAAAGGACTTGCTCTTAAAAAATGGAAGTGTAATTAATCAGCAGCTTCAGCTGTGTTTCCCTCTGCTACCCACTTAAGGTACTCTTGGTAATCGGTGTTTGCTTCGTCAAATGGAATAAAAGCATTATCTTCTTTTCTTAGAATAGTTGTTGTTGAATCAACTCCTTCCATATTTTTTACTTTTTTGTAAGTGTAAGTCATAATTAAAGCTCCGCACTAAAATGACAAATGCCATTACTATTGTTATGTAGATAAAGAATACCCCCTGCCGTAACAGAGTTAGCACCATATATATCTGTAGAATCTTTAAGTGTATCTGAAAAGCTAGGAGCCCCTGAGTAACCAGTTGAAGTTTGAAAAGTTCCAGAGCTAGTGCAAGTTGGTGCTGCTCTCTTTTCTACCTTGAAATGATATTGAGTGTAAGGATTGCCATCGTGATGACTATATCTTGCAAGAACTAATAATCTTGGGTGTAATTCTTCATAGTATCTCTGACATAAAGCAAGCTCCTGACCGAATGACCTATGCTCAAAATCTGTTGCCACGCCTGTTCCTGTATTATCCACTTCTAATTGTATTCCTGTAATCAACCATTCATTTGAAGTATTGTCTGCAATATTTACGGTTAATCCATTAACTCTATTTGCTTTTGTATTTGTAGCCCAAGATGTTTGTTGAGTTCCACTTGTAAAATTACTACCAGCAGCTAACCAAAAATGTACATATAAACCAGCAGCAGCACTATCTGCTATTGCACCTGAAGTATCAGCAGGGAAATTTATAGTGTATCTATTCCAATCTGTATTTGAAACTGTATATGATTTTGCAACTATTCTTGAATTTGCATCATCTAATAATTCAGCAACATAAGTTCCTGTTTTATTTGTTTTTACATAAAAAGAAAGAGTAAATTGTTTTGCAGATGATGTACCTTTTGCAAAATCTTGTAAATTATGACCTTCAATAATTTGTCGAAATAATACAAGATCATCTCCACCTAATGAAGCATTAGCCGTTGTGCAATCAAGTTTATAACTGGCAGCAAAGCCATTTGGTGTATCTGTTGAAATTGTATTTGTCCAAGTACCGCCATTAGCTAAGACTAACTGCATTCTATCTGCTGTGTAATAATCACTCCCAGTAATTCCTGTTGAGGAAGTTCCTCTTTGATGAACTGACATTGCTCCATTCAGAATCTTGTTTCTGTTACTTAGGTTATTAGTAACATTGGCAGTACACGTTCCATCAGTATTGTTGACAGTAATAGCAGCAGCACTAGCTCCTACCCCTTTTATCGAATTTACCTTGATCTCTGACATAATTAACTAGGTTTTGGGTTAGCGTCTTTAA